TTAGCCGGCCGGCTTACTCCGCGACCGGTGCAGCTTCACGACGGCCGCCATTCCCTGCTTCGCGAGACGCTGCTGGTCGGCCTCTTTTGTGTAGAGCTCGGCGTGCTTGATGTCGGTGTGGCCGAGCGTGTCCATGATCTGGCGGGTCGTTGCGCCGCCGTCGGCGAGCATTTTTCCGAGCGTCTTGCGCAGGCCGTGGAGCGTGCAGCCCTTCGGCAGGCCGGCCAACTTCGTCCAGTCAGCCATGCGGCCGGTCAGCGACTTCGCCGAGAACGGTTCGCCATAGGCCGTCCGTAGAATCGTCGGCCCGTCGAGATCTGTAGCGTCGAGTGCTTCGCGCAGCATCGGTGTGATCGAGAGCACCAAGCGGCGGCCGGTCTTGATCTGCTGCAGGACGATCGTGTTCCCCTGGATCGCCGAGACGGGCAGGGCGGCCACGTCACTCCGCCGGTTCCCCAGCCAGAGGGCGAGCACATAGACCAGGCGCGGGGTCGTTCCGATCGGCCAGCGCTTTTCGAACAGCTCGCGCTCGGCGTCCGTCCAGGCGCGCCAACCCTTCGTCTCCGGCCGGTACTTCAGCCGATAGGTCGGATCGCTTTCGATCCACTCCTCGTCCAGGCCGGCGAGGATCATCTTGCGGATGACGACAAGCAGGTGGCGGGCGGCGTGCGGCGTTTCGCTGCGGGCCGCGAGCAAGGAGCGGACATGTCGGCGCTTCAGGTCCAGCAGCGGCGCCTGACCCCATTTGACTTTCGTGCCCTCGGCGATCGGCGATGCAAGGAAGGCTTCCGCGATTGCGCTCTGCTTCTGCTTCGTGACGGCGTTGAGATGTTTCCAGTCCGGACTGTCGCGCAGAACGAGGTTCCAGGCGGCCTGCATGGAGCGTGGGGCGGCTGCATTCGGGTGAGCGATGACGGCAGCCTTGCGGGGAGGGCGCCCCTCCACGGCCGCCTGATAGGCCTCCTCGAACTCCGGATGGCCCGGGGCGTGCGGGAGGGAGACGGTCTTGCCGGCCCTGCGGAAGCGCCAGCGCTCGCGGCCGTGACGATCGGTGAAAGGGCCGGCATTCGGGTAAGCGTCGGTCATAGCTGACGCTATCCGCGCTAACTGGCCTTCCGCAAGGCCGCGTCGATCGCGTTCTCGCTGCCGGCTTCATCGAGATCCGAGAAAGCCATATCGAGCGCGACACGATCCCAGACGACGCGGCCATCGATCGCCTTCCCGCGCGGCATGCGTCGATCGGCAACGAGCTCGTCGAACTTCGTCGTGCCAACGCCGATGTAATAGGCGGCTTCCTCGCGGCAGAGGCCACGTGGCACCCATGAGATTCTGTCGATCCGGCCAGTGGCGCGCGGCATCAGCGAGCTTCCTCGCGGGTTGGCTCGCGGTCCTCGAGAAAGCGGATCGCATGTTTCGCGGCCAGGAGCATTCGGCCGCAGGTCGACGGCGAGCCCTCCTTGCAGGCGCAGCGGGCGTCGTGGACTTTGTCGCAGATGATCTGCGCCAACTCCTCCTCAAGCGAGAGCGAGCGATGTGAAGGGGAGCGCCGGCGGGCGCGGCGGATAGCCATCAGCGCTTGCTCCCGTCGATGTTCTGGCGTTCGACGGTGAAGCTGTAGGCGACGATCCAAGGGTTTGCGTCCCAGGCGCCGGCGCCGTTGATGCTGTCCCAGAGCGTGCGATACCAGTTCCGCGGCGTCGCGTAGACGTTCGCGACGTCGGTGTAGACCAGCGGGCCGCCGATAGTGCCCGCCGCGTGGCTGATCTCAGCCCCTTCAGCGATGCAGTCCTCTTCGCTGATATCCTGCAGCCGCTCGACACGGACATCGGTGACGGTCAGCGTCAGCCGCGAAGCCCAGCGCGGCATATGGATCCCGGGCCGCCAAGTCGTCGTGATGCGCAGCGGCTCGTGATCTGCCACCGGATACTGCTCGCACATGGCTGTGTAGCCGTCACGCTCGCTGGCTCGGTAGAAGATGGTTGCAACGTCGGTCGCCCAGCCGTTACAGCGCCACGCCTCGCGCACCCATAGCCGGTCGCCGGGTGCGTGGCCGAGATGGGCATGCCAGTTCGTTCTGCTTGCGGGAGCCTGATGCTCGAAAGCGTCGGCCTTCCACGTCCACATATCGCCGTCGAACCGGCGGAAGTCGGATGCGTTCTGCATCGCCCGCGCGAGTTCATCGCCGCTCAATGTGAAGGCGGGCGCGTCCGGAATTGCCAAGGTTCGGGCCTTGGTGATCACGCGCCGCGTCTGCGTCTTGTGGCCGGCGATCAGCGCGCGGACCATCGGCCCGCTGAATAGGATGGGTCGATCCATCATTGCCCCCAGGTCACGTAGCCGACGACGCCGAAGGAGCCCGCCGCCAAGGCGGCGAGCATCCAGATGACGAGGCGGGCGCGCCAGCGTTCGAGGGGGCAACCCTCGGCGCCCGGGCAGTCGTTGAGGTCGCGCCTCATGCCGCCACCTTTGACAGTCGCTGATCGAGCCAGGACTCCAGTTCCGTTGCGAGAATGCGCCAGCGGTGCGTCCCGGGGTCTCGGGCCGTGGTCAGCATTCGCGCGAAGGCGGCTGACAGATCGAAGTCGTCGAGCGCGTCGATCACGTCGGCATGGGCCCGCAGATCGCGACGGCGGCTGAACACGTCGCAATAGGCAGAGATCGGCTCGACCTTCAGCATGCCGATATTGCCGTCTCCGGCGTCGATGATCGCCTTCAGGCCGGCCACGACGCCTTCTGGATCGTAGATCCTCTCCATGTTGTAGAGCGCCATGACGGCCACTGTGTCGCCGCGTCGCATTCGGCTCGCGGGCGTGTTGTCGACGATGCGAACGCCGGCGGCCTCGCAGATCGCGTTGAGCCGTATCGCCGTAGCGTCACCGGCCGCGAGCCGTGCCTTGTGCATTGCCGGTGGCCGCACGGCTGTCTGCTGCATGTTGACCGCGCTGAAGGCGCGAGCCTGTTCCGTTGCATCTGCCTGAACCACCATGCAGGGCACGGATTTGATGCCGCGCAGCCGGGCGGCATGGCAGCGGTGCTGGCCGTCGATGATAGCGAACCGGCCGCCCTCCACTGGTGCGACGATGACCGTCGCGAAATGCGTCCAGCGAAAGTGCTCAGCGATCGCGCGGACCTGCTTTCTGCCGTGAAGGCTGATTGTGCGCTGATAGCTGTCGTCAATGGCGAGGCTATCGAGTTCGATCCATTGCAGGAGCGGCGCCGGGCCGACCTGATCGCGGAACGTGACGCCCGAGTAGTCGGAAACGTCGATCGAGCGCAGGGTGTCCATCAGGCGGCCTCCTCGATCTCGGCCGCAGCCGGCTCGCTCGTTTCACACAGCCCGATGATGTGCTCGCGGGTCGCGCCGAAGGGCACTGTGACGCCGCGCTGCTTCAGAATCGCGCGCAGATCGGGTGTCTTTTGCGTATAGTTCGAGGGGATTGGCACGGCCTCGGGTGTTTCTTCCTCCTGATCCTTCCAAATCTGCAGCGCGGCCTCGGCTGCACTCTGATGTTCTTCCGATGCCGAGATTGGCTCGGCCGGAGCATCCGCCTCCTCGCCTGGAACAACGTCTCCGGCGACGCGCGGCAGCTCAGCCGTGGCGTCGAAGATCTCGCCACGCAGCACCGGCGGAAGCCAGCCGTGCGTACCAGCCAGGCGCGAAGCGAGCGCCGCGAGATCACCCTTCTTCAGCTTGCTGTGTTTGCCGGCATCATCGCCACAATCGGCGATCGCGTTGAGCGCCTCCTGCTTTGGCGCTGCCTTGAAATAAGCCTCGGCATCGAACGCTCCGACCAGCGCCTTGCGATGCTGCTCTGCCGGCAGGGCGCAGCGCAGATCCTGGACGGCCTCAGGCTTCAGGCTGTTCAAGCTGTGATTGAGGAGGGCCTTGCTGGTGAAGTCGAGACTGTGCGCGACGAAGCGGGCGACCATCTGATGCAGGCGCTCCTCCGGCATGGTGATGCAGGTTCGGAAAGCCTCGCCGAAGGCCGTGTTCGTGCCGTGCTCACGGTTGGGCCAGCCGAGTGCAGGGCCCTGGAAACGCCCCTCACTGTTGAGCCGAACAGGAGCGCCCCAGGCGACTTGGGACGCGACGAGCGCGGCGAACGCGATCCGCGGGTGTTCTGCCAGGACGTGGGCCGTGGCGCGGGTTGCCGTCAGCGCCAGATCGTCCAGTAGCGCGGTGGACAGGCGCGTTGGTTCGGGCGCTTCTTCGGCACCAGCAGGGGCCTTCGGTGCCGGGGCGGGTAGGGCCGTGCGCGGTTCCGGTTTCGATGCCGCCTTCCCCTTCACATATCCGCGCTCGATCGAGAGCTTGCCATCGTGGCCAATGCCGACGATGGCAACGGCTTTCGCGCGCTTTTCAGCAGGCACGATGAGCCACGCGGCGCGATCCGGATCCAGCGCTTGCGTGGCGGTCACGACGCGATCGATCTCGGCCTCAAGTTCGCGGCGCTCAGCCTCGAGCCGTTCAATCTCGGTCTGGTCGCTCTCCTCGCTATCGTAAAGCGGATCGAGCTTGTCATCGACCTGATCCACCTGCGCGTGGAGGGCCTTCAATTGCTCCTCGAGCTCGGCTACTCCGGTCGGCCGCTGATCGCCGGGCAAGGAAGGTTTCGTCAGCCGCTCCCAGCGCCATTTGTCTCTGGCTTCGTGCGCGTCTGCGAGCAGCACTTCGCCCCATCTTTCCTCGTCCGCGATCCGCTTGGCTTCGGATGTCAGCTTCTCCGAGGCGAGCCGTTGCAAAAGGCCGCCGTCGGCGAAGTCCGGTTCCACGGCGAAGAGGTCGGCGACGAATTCGCCGCCGGCGGCTCGATAGGCATCGGCGCCGACGAAGCGAGCGATGTTCCGACCGGCTGGTACGGATTCTCGGGTAAACTCGGCGCGGATCGTGTCCGCGCGCAGCTGATGGGGCCGCGTTGCATTGGCGAGATAGGCGGCCTGCTCCTCCGGAGGGGCGATGGTGAACGCGCGTGCGGCTTCGCCCATGATGCGGCCATCGAGCCATGCCTGGCGCACGTCGCCATGAAGCCGGCCGAGGGCGAGACGCTGCTCGACATTGCGCAGGGTGATGCCGAAATGATCGGCGATCTCCTGGTGGCTCTTGCCGGCGTCGGCGAGCTGCGCGAACGCCTCGAATTCGGTGACCGGATGCAGCGGCTTGCGCAGCACGTTGGCAGCCAGCGACACCTCGAACGCATCGGCTTCCGATTCGGCATCGCGCAGCACGACGGGCACATGATCGAGTCGCAGGCCGGCATCGAACAACTGCTTCAGCGCCTTCAGGCGCCGATTGCCGTCGATGATCTCGACGGTTTCATCTGCCGTCAGCCGGCCGACCAGTGGCTGCAGCAGGCCATGGGCGGCGATCGAGGCGACGAGGTCTGAAACATCCTCCTCGCCGGGGCGGCAATTGACGGCGCCGCCGGCGACGAGATCGTGCGGCCAGTATTGGTGAACCTGTGGGCTCATGATCCGAAGTCCTTCAGTGGGAGGGGGGCGCTCAGGCGGCGCCGCGGGTCAATTCCGGCCGCGAGCCATCGCCGCGGACGCGTGCGCTCCATTGCTCGAAGCGCAGGATCCAGTTCTCGGCCGCCTTGGCTGGCGGCATGGGCTTGATGCGGTGCTTGAGATCGAGCGGCTGAAGGCGCTCGAGCGCGTCATCCCAGCGCCTGGGCGGCTGGGCGAGCAGATGCTGGCGCTCGGTCATCAGCATCCGACGATCGACGATATGGATCAGGTCGCGCATATGCGGCGGCATGGGCCAAAGCAGCCCAGCCTCCTCATGGAGGTAGCGGTCGATCGGATCCGCGAGCCGGCGCTTCATCTTCTTCACCGACAGGCGCGGAACGATGTCGGCGCCGGCTTCCTGGCGCATTTCGTCGAGCTGTGCCTGCATCGCGCTGAGCACCGGCTCGGTCCAGTCGCCGAGAATGGCCTCGTGCCCCTCATGCAGCAGGAAGCCGAGGGCGAGCCGGTGATCGTGGTAGTGCGCGAGGATCCAGTCGGCGCCGATGTTGCAGTGCTGCGCGACCGGATAGATCACGCCGGTCGGCATCTGGTTGGCGAAGCGGCCGGTGTTGCCGAGCGGCACGGCGATATCGCGACGGATGTCGATCGCGCCGTGAGGCACGACGCGGCCGAGCGCCAGCGCCTTGCCGGATGCGGTCTGAGCCCATGGCGCGGCGCCCGCGGGGACTGTCGTGCCCGGCTTCATGCCGCACCGCCAAACTGCGGCCGCTCGAAATGGCGCGACGGGCGTGGCGGTGCGCCGATCCGCCGGGCCCGATCGGCCATCAGCGTGGAGAGGACATACGGGGCGAGCCTCTCATTTCGAGCGGCGAGCGCCGTCATGCCGTCGAGCACGCGATCGGCCTGTACGAAGACGACGGCCGAAGCGAGCGCGGCCTGCGAACTCATCCAGAAAGCGCGGGCCTCTGCCGCGATCTGTGATGTCGGCACGACGCCGGCGCGGCGCGCCTCTGCAAGCGCAGGGTCAAGATCGCGCATCGCGCCGACGAAATGCTCGATACGCGAGGCCATGGCGGCCGTGACGAGCGCGTCGGCGTGAACCTCGAACAGGGCGGCCATCAGGCCGCCTCCTCTTCGAAAGCGTCGCGATGTCCGAGCTTGGCCAGCCGCTTGGCCATCTTCTTGGCGGCCTCGGGCCCGAGCGTCGCCGCCAGGTCCTCATGATAGCCGGCGCGCTTCAGATCATAGATGTCGGCGTAGCCGCGGCTTTCGCGCCCCTCTTCGAGGATGCCGCACATATCATCGACGATGACGGCGCGGGTATCGGTGCCGAGCTCGGAGACGTGCGGCAGGTCGGCGCGGGATTTGCGGGCGAGCGGATCGGCTTTGAGCTTCGCCTTGAGCAGCTCGGCGTTGACGCTGTCGATCGGGGTCGGACGGCCGGGAGCGGGTCTTTCGTGACGCATGGATGCCTCCATCGGTTAGGACGGCGGCAGAGTAGCGCGTTCCGCTACGTTGTCAAACGGACAACGCTTCCAATTTGGAAACAAGGGTGCTGCGGCGTTCCCGCGCACCGAATCGAATCGTTAATTTTGTTCTTGCTCCGTTCTCATAGGTGAGTCAGCTTGTCGCGGTCTCAGTGGAGGTGACTATGCCTGAACCCGCCGAATTTGCTGCCCGTTTCCTGATCCACCTCAGGTGCCCGAACTGCATGAGGAACCTGGAGTCTTGCTTGGACGTGCCGGCAGTCGACGATGCTCCAACCACTCCGGAGGAGCTGGCGGACAGCGCCTTCCTGCAGCGTCAAAGGTTCCTGTGCATTCAATGCGACAGCGCGATCGGGACGATCATCGGCATCACGATGGTGCGGCCTGAATTGCTTGAAGTCGCTTAGCCCGGCAATTCGTTGCTGACGCGGCGGACGAGGGCGATGATCTCGACCTTCTGACCATCGTCCGCCGTATTGTCCCGAGGTACTTTGATCACTTCATGCCGCGGATTAGTTGAGCGCGGGTGGAATTCAATGCGATCGGCATAGAGTTCGATCTGTTTAATCGACCACTCGCGTTCCATGCCGGAGTATCGAGAGCGCTCGACGACAACAACCATGCCGTCGCGGATCGGCGTGCGATCCGAAATATCCTCATAAGAAACAGCTAAAACCTGATCGCCCGATAGGATGGGGCGGGGTTTCAGCGCATTCATGCTGTCACCGTCTACGTCAAACGAAAGGTGTCGGGCGTCCGGGTATTTCGGATCCCGCTTGTCATAAATGACCTTCGCTTCGTCCCAGTCGCCAAGATCCTCCTGGGGGCGAAATGCTCCGGCCTCAACTTTGCCCGCAATTCGGTAAGGTGCGAGTTCACTGGATGCCGGGCGCACCTGCATCGGGATACTCGTCGCCAAACCCTCCCGGATAGACGCCTGCGATGCAGGCTCGCTGCTCGCCGGTTTGAGTATGCGCGTGATCGCCAGCATCTCGTCGCCGGAGATCTTTCTGTTGCCGGTCGTCATCTTGTTGATGGCGGCGCGATCGATCGACCGGCCGAGAGCTTCCGTGAGTTGTCGCGCCAGCTCGGCCTGGCTCATCCCACTGGTTTCCAAGAGGTTTCGTAGCCATTCGCTCAACATGGCGCGACGATAGCGGGAGCCCCTACGCGCGTCGTGTTCCAGTTTGGAAGCAAAACCGCTTGCATACGTAGCGATAGACGCTACATTCCCGCTCATGGAACCGGCATCAAGCATCATCGCCAAGCTCGGTGGCCCGAAAAAGGTCGCTGAGATCGTGGGCCTGCATCGCACCCGAGTGAGCAATTGGAAGCGCCCACGGAGCCTCGGCGGCACTGACGGGCGCGTCCCCCAGGGCCATCACGTTCAGTTGCTCTCCTACGCTCGGGAGCAAGGCATCGCGTTGTCCGCGGACGATTTCCTGCCGGTCCATGACGTCCCCTCCAGCCCGGTCTCAGCTCCCGCGTGCGGGCTGGAAGCGGCGCCTTCCGAACCTTCGTAACTCAAGCCGGCCGGCCGCGATGCCGAGAAAAGCGCGGCGGATTTCTCCTTAGGTCAGCATGAGGCGCTGAATGAACAAGCGTGATGCCTGGTTTTTTCGGGTCAAGGCGGCGAACCGCGACCTGGTCGAGATGTGCGGCGGCATCGCTCGCGCCGCCGAGATTGCCGAGTTGTCGAGCGCCCAGATCGGACGCTGCGCCAATATCGAGAGCGACGATCTGCTCAGCGCGCGGGCCAAGGCGAAGCTCGAGGCGGATATCGGGCGTCCGGTGGTGACGCGGGTCGAGATCGAGCTGTTGGGCTGGAGCGCCCATCAGGTTGCGCTGGCGCCGGCGGCCGACGAGTCCTGTCCGCATCGCGCGATCTCGCGCATCTCCGCGGAGATGGGCGACGTGATGTCGGCCTATATCGAGGGTTGCCGCGACGGCCGCTTCTCGCCGGCCGACGCCGCGATTGTCGCGAAGGAACTCTCCGATCTGGCCAAGGCGGTTGAGGCCGGCCGGCTGTCGTCGGCTGCGCTCTGCGCACGCGGAGGACCAGCCGATGACTGATCTCGGTTGGGTCGACGCCCGCGTATCTTTGCTGAAGCAGCTCGCGGCCGATGGGCTGTCGGCGCAGCTGATCGCCGAGCAGCTCGGCGGCGTTTCGCGCAGCGCCGTGATCGGCAAGGCGCATCGGCTGGGCATTCAGCTGACCGGCGCGATCGCTGCGCCGCCGAAGCGCGCCGTTCCGAAGCCGACACCGGTTCCGGTTTCGCGCAGGGCGCCTGTGATCAGGCCGCTGCCAGAACCGGTCGTCGAGGCGACGATCAAGGGCTGGCCGAAGCCGGTCGGGCCGAATGCCGTCGACCTGGTCGGCCTCGACATGACGAAACAGTGCCGCATGCCGCTCTGGTCGAACGCCGAGCGAGGCGGGCTCTATTGCGGCGAGCCGGTGCGAAGCGAGGGCGAGCGCTGGTGCAAGGCCTGCGCAGCGCTGGCTTATGAGCCGCGACTGGGCCGCAAGCTTGATGCGGCACAGATGGACGCGGCCCGCAGCCGGTTCGTGCGGACCGGGCGGAACGGGGCGTTCGCATGAGTGAGGCGCCCCTCAATCTCGACGAACTTGCGGCCCGGCTGCTCAGCGCGGCCGAGACCGAAATCTTCTCGATCAACCAGATCGAGTTCGTGGCGGCGACACCCGGTGCGGCCGAGGGCTGCCGCCAGATGGTCGGCGAAGTCCGCCGGCAGGCCCGCGCACTCGGTCTCGCTTATCGCATCGCGTTGAAGCTGAAGGAGCGGCCCGACCTCGCGCTCGGCCTCGACATCGCCGCGCTCGAACAAGGAGGGGCCGCGTGAGCGAGCCGACCGCAACACTGACCGAAGCCGTCCTGGCGCTCGCCCGGAAGGACAGCAATCCGGGCGTGATCGCACGTCAGCTGGATTGCAGCCGTCGGGATGTCACGCGCCTGCTCTGGCGCCTGCGCAGCCGCGGCGAGCTGCCACCGGCGCCGCCGATCAATCCCGAGGCGCTGCCGGGCAGGATCCTCGCCCTCGTCACGGAGGAATCGCCCGCTCGCATCCCGCCGTTGATGGTCATGAACGAGCTCGGCTGTTCGCTGGCCGATTATCGCCGCGCCATCACCAAGCTGAGCGAGAAGGCACTGGTCGCGATCTCGGCCGGGCTTCTGCATCTGCCCGGCGTCGCAGCCCCGTTGGCCTCGCGTCTGGCATCCGATCCAGAGACGCGGCAGCGGTCGATCGAGGCGGCCATTATCCGCCGCGCCTTCGCGATGGACGGAACCGGCCTGAATCTGGGCGCCGTCTCGCTGTTGCACCGTGCAGCCGAGCTCTCGCATGATCCGCAGCGCACGAACTTCCTTGCGCTCGGCGACCTGATCGGTGCTCGGGAGGGCCAGTATCGCGACGTTTCGGCGGAAGAGGTCAAACGCGAGGCGGCCCGTCAAGGATTCGCGAACCGGGCCATGGTCGACCAGGCGGCGCGCGAGGTGCCGGCGTGAGCCTGCTGCCCGATCCCGCCTTCGAGGCATGGCTCGACAAGGCCAAGGGCGTCAGCGTGTTGAATGCGGCGCTGAAGCTCGGCTTCGCGCCGAAGGGCGGGACGGATAAGGCCACTGACCGAGCGCGCGGTGACATCAGCGGCCCATGCCCGCGCTGCCGCGGCGTCGATCGGTTCTCTGTGAAACCGTCCGAATCCATGTGGTTCTGCCGCGGCGAAGGCCGGGGCGGGTACGACGCGATCAGCCTCGTCCGCTATGTCCAGAATTGCTCGTTCCTGGTCGCTGTCGAGTGGCTGACCGGCGAGCCGAAGCCCGGGCGCACCGCCAAGGTCGAAACGCCAGATGAAAAGGCGGCGCGTGAGGCTGAGCGCCAGCGCCTGCAGGACGAGTCCGACAAGGCTCGCGCGGACGGCGAACGGCTGAACAACCAGTTTCGCGAGGACGAGCGCCGGCGCTGCCGCGAGATCTGGCGCAATGGCAAGCCCGCTTCCGGCTCGCTGGTCGAGCGCTATCTGCAACATCGCGGCATTCCCGCTGTCCCGGCCGGGGCGAAGCTGCGCTTCCACCCCGAGATCCACTTGCGCCATCCGCCGGGCAAGGGTGGTGAGATCGTCCACACCGGGCCGGCGATGCTCTCGCCGATCGCCGACAATGACAGCCGCTTTGGCGGGCTGCACATGACCTGGCTGGATCCGCGCCTTGCGAATGGCACGGCGCCGGCGGGCGAGAAGGGCAAGCTCAAATTCGTGGTCGCTGGCGAGGCACTCGCCGTGAAGCGTTCGCGCGGTTCGAAGAATGGCGGCCATCTGATCCTGGTACCGGCGCCGAGCGGGCGCGTTAGCCGGATCGTCATCGGCGAGGGGATCGAGACGGTGCTTTCCGTCTGGGCGACGCTGCTCGAGGCGGGCGAGGAACTGAGCGAGACCGAATTCTGGTCGAGCGTCGACCTCCCGAACCTCGGCGGCAAGGCGGTGAACTCGGTACCGCATCCGACCAGGAAGCAGACCGATAGGCGCGGCCGGGTCTATGCCCCGCGGGTGCCCGGGCCGGTGCCCGACCAGGGCGACCCTGCGCGCTCGATCGCGCTGCCCGACACGGTCATCGATGTGCTGATCCTCGCCGATGGCGACAGCGATCGCTTCACCGTGGAATGCGCCGTCGCCCGCGCCTCGGCACGCTGGGCCATGCCCGGCCGCACCGTGCGCGTCGTCTGGCCGGATGACGGGTCCGATTTCAACGACATGCGGATGCGGCGCGTTCGGGCGAGATGATGGTGATCTCACTCCCACTGCCGAACGGGCAGCACCTTACCATTCACAGAAACATCCTCGAAAGTTCGCAACTGTCGAACGGTCATCACCCAGGCGACCTCAAGGACAGAATCGAGATCGTCGAGCAGAGATCGAATAATCTCAGCCTCATTCCGCACGGCAAGATGATATCTATTCAATTCGTCACTATCACGATCGCCGTTAAGCTCAGAGATTATGGCATTTATCTGAGTCGTGATGCTCCCCCAATGGTCGTCAATTTTTGTTCTGAGTTTATGTTGCTCACTTCCGAGTGGGGTCGCGCCAAGTCGTGCGCCATTCTTCATCGCACCTTCGAAAAGTTGTTCTCGAATTCGCTCGAACTCTCTGAGTTCGTCCCTGAGTCGGACGATATTTTGATATCCTATTGGAGCTTCATTTTCAGCGGAGACGAGAGAGTTCCTGAAGGTGATTACCTCTGTTCGCTCGATATCGATTTCACTCATTCTGGCGCGCAACACTTGGGCGGCGGCAATGGCGGTTTGTCGATTCGCAGCAACAAGCTGTTGTGCGATCCAATAGAGAGTAACACCCGCAACGCCTGCGGTTATGATGTTGCCGAGCAGGCTCTGGTAACGGTTCAACCAGAACTCCCAGCACCGAAATACGACGACGTCCTGTTGCTTCGCAGCGAGAGCGAGCTTGCCCGGCTCACAAAATACAGGCTCCAGAGCGTCGACGATGCCGATGATGACAATGAGCGTCATCAGCACGAAGAAGCCGATCACCGGCGAATTCCATTTGCCCAAAATCAGCCCCCCGGCGCGACGGCACACTATCAACGTGTCTCCGGTCTGAATTCAACGGCGGTGAGCGCATGACGCCGTCCGATGCACCCATGCCGGATGATCCGATCCTCGGTGCGGTCGCCAATGCAGCGGTGGTCTCCTCCGCACCTCCCGCCGCTGAGCCCGAAGACGACTTGGCGCATGATGATGGCGAAGGCGATCGGCCGGAGCTGTCGCCTGAAGCCTGGGCGCTGATCCGCGAGTGCCTGGCGCAGGGTTGCCACGATATCGGCAACTCGCGCCGGCTGCGCTTCCGCTACGGGCATCAGCTCGTCCACATCCAGAATGTCGGCTACCACGTCTATGACGGCCGTCGCTGGATCGAGGATATTGACGGCGTCCATGTCACCCCGTTGGCGCATGAAACGGTCGAGGCGATCGCGCTCGAGGCGCACCTGATCAGTCCGACGCCGAACGAGGCTGCGGCGATCGCTGCCGGCGAAGAGGCCGAGATCGAAAAGGAGTCGATCGGCACTGACGATCTGACGGAAAGCCAGAAGGCGGCGCTCGCCAAGCTAAACCGCGATATCGCCGCGGCTTCGCGAGCGCGCAAGGCGATCGCCGGCAGGCGGGCCCAGCGCCGGCGCTTCGCCAATTCAAGCTGCAACACCGGCAAGATCGACGGCATGCTGAAGCAGGCCTGCGGCTATCTCTCCAAACCGCTCGCCGCGTTCGATGTCGACGCGCTCGCGCTCAACCTCGAGAACGGGACCCTGCGCGTTGAAATCGATGAGCAGGAGGACGAGGAATCGGATCCGGATAATCCGCGGTTTCGGCGCTCCGTCTCGATCGAGCTCAGTCCGCACCAGCGCGAGGACTGGATCTGCAAGCTCGCGCCCGTGGCCTACGCCAAGGACGCGAAGTGCCCGATTTTCGATGCTTTCCTCGCGAAGATCCTGCCCTCGGCCGAGATCCGGAACTACATGCTCCGCTATCTCGGCTATGCGTTGACCGCGCTGACCACTGAGCAAGTCTTCGTCCTGATGCATGGCGAGGGGCGCAACGGCAAGTCGACCCTGGTCGATATCGTCTCGCGGCTGATGGGCGACTATGCGACGTCGCTGCCGATCGCCACCCTCACCGGCGAGGATCGCCGCAAGGGCGCCGAGGCGACGCCGGACCTTGTCCGGACGCCCGGCGCCCGCCTGGTGCGCGCTGCCGAGCCGAAAGAAGGCATGGCCTTCGATGAATCGCTGATCAAGTCCCTGACCTCGGGCGAGCCGATCCTGGTGCGCCGGCTCAATCATGAGTTCAATGAGGTTTATCCCAAGTTCAAGCTGGCGATCTCGGCCAACCGCAAGCCGGTGATCAGGGGCAATGACGACGGCATCTGGCGCCGCGTCGTGCTGATCCCCTTCGACGTCCAGATCCCGAAGGACGAGGTCGACAAGAAGCTGCCGGAGAAGCTCTGGACCGAGCGCTCCGGCATCCTCAACCGGCTGCTCGAGGGCCTTTCCGATTTCCTGATGCGCGGGGCCCTCGACCCACCCGCCGGGATCACGGCGGCATCGCAGGAGTATCGCGACGAAAGCGACCTGATGGGCGCCTTCGTCCGCGAGGCCCTGACGGTGACAAAGGATGCGGCCGACAGCGAGCTCACCGGCGCCCTGTTCGACGCGTTCCTCGTTTGGTGTCAGCGCGCTGCGCGAACGCCGGTGAAGCGCGAGACCTTCACGCGCCGGATGGTCAAGACCGCCCATGATTTCGGGTTTGAGAAGGGCAAGGCCTCCTCCTCGATCTATGTCGGCGTCCAGGTGAAGTCCGAATACCGGCCGCAGCAACCCGAGCCGCGCGCTCCCTCTCGCACCCGCGACGACGACTGACGGGAGGCTAGGGAGGGTAGCGGTTGCCCTCCCGGCTTGCCTCCCATGAAGGGGCGCGGGGAATAGCGGCTAAAATCAAAGACTTGGCGGTGGCGCGGGAGGTTAGGGAGCCTAGGGAGGGTACAGGTGCATGACCGCACGCGCGTATTCAGGGGGTGATGGGGGCTCTGCGCAATGGCTGAGCGGTGCAGCGTCCATAGCGTCATAGCCTTTTACCCTCCCTATCCTCCCTACACTCCCAAACGAGTGAAATAGATAAGTAGATACAGAGAGTTACGGGTTTTCGGGTTTCGGGAGGCAAGCGATTGTCCGGGTGGCTTGCCTCCCTAGCCTCCCATGAAAGGCGGAAGGTGATGAAAAGGATCGGTATCGAGGCCTTCCTGGCCTGGGCCTATCGGGACGAGCTGCCAAAGGCGGAGACGTCGGGCGGCGGGGATTGGGTGGTCCCCAGCGCTGGCGGCTGGGATGCGGTGTCGCGGCAGGGCGAGCTGATGGCCGATCTGGTCAACGATGGCCGGATCAACAGCTTTGGCGTGGTGCCCTTGCCGGCATCCTATGGCGCGCCGCCGCATCCCGATGCGCTGACGCTGCATGCGGCGGTGAGCGAGCTCGCGGCCATGGAACTGGATGTACCTGATGGTTGGTCGCCGCTTGCCGGCCTCGGCCTCTCGCCGGTCGAGACGCAGGATGCGGTGCGGCGCGCCATGCCGCGTGTCAGCGCTGCCGGGCGCGATGGCCGGCCGCGCTTCTGTCAGAAGCCGGCCGAGCTGTTGCGCCGGCATGCGATCCTGGGCGGTGCGCCGTCATGGGAGTTCGACCGGCCCAAGGCTCGGTTCGTGTCGAGCCATGGCAAGCCGCTCTGGTTCCGGCAGCGGCCGGTTGAGGGCGCTTTCGGCAAACTGCATATGGTCGAGGTCGATGGCTACAACGCGCGGGCAGGGCGCCCCTATGCCGGCGCCTATCGCAAGACCATCCTGGTACCGGATCCTGCCGAGGCGGTGCCGATGCGGGCGGAGTATGAGGTCTGGCATGCGGCGCTCGGCGTGGTGGTCGATACGCTGGCCGCCAGCTGTGCGCTGCATGACCATGCCGTGGTCATGACCGAGCGCCCGGCTCGGCCTTGGGAGTAGCTGGGACATCCTGCATCGGCCCTCTTGGCTGCGGCAGTTGGTTGACATAGGTTGGCCATGGTTCATTAGGTTTCGAGACGCCGCCCGGTTCACCCCGAGGCGGCGTTTCCGTTGGAGGCGTTGGTTGCCTGTTCGCATTGGCTTCTTTCGCACCGCATCTCAGCAGCGCGCATCCGACGAAGCGAAGCGCGACTATGAGCGGAGGCGCACGGCCGAGAGCGCAACCAGACGCCTGTATTGGACAGCTCGCTGGCGGGCCATCTCCAAGGATCAGCTAGTGCGCGAGCCGCTCTGCATCATGTGCCTGGATGAGGGCACGGTGACTGCCGCCACCATCTGCGACCACGTCATCCCGCATCGTGGTGATATCGACTTGTTCTGGAACGGCGCGCGGCAATCGCTATGTGTCTCGCACCATTCAAGCGCCAAACAGGCCGCCGAGCATGCGGCCGACGCGGGGTGACGAGCACACCCCGGGGGCGGTCGAAAGTCCAGACCCTTGGGAGCCTGCACCGGCTATGGGGGATCGAAAACGCCGGCGCGTTATTCCGGCAGATTTATTTTTTTCGCGTTGGAGGCTGTTGGCGTGGGACGCAGGAAGGATTCGCCGGCCGCGCAAGCCGCGAAGGGCTATCCGGGGCGTCGCAAGTCTCGGGAACGGAAGGCGGCCGCCGATCTAGAGGCCCGGGCTCAACCCGTCGCCGATCAGGTCGCAGCGCAGCGTGATCCGTTTGCTGCTCCGCGGATGTTCACCGGCGCGCCGGCGTTCTATGCCCGAGCGCTCGAGGTGTGGACCGATACGATCCGCGGCCTTCGCGTTATGGGCCGTCTGGATTCCCGCTATGCGCCGTCGATCGCGATCTACTGCGTCGCGGTCCAGGAGTGGGAAACCGCCTGCAAGCACATCCGGCAACACGGTTTCGTGCAGACGGTGAAGCGGACAACCGGCGACAATTGGCTTCGGCCGAATCCGATGCTCGATATCAGGGCCGCGGCGGAGAGCACCATCCGCGACAAGGCGCGCGAGTTCGGCCTGTCGCCGTTGTTCGACCAGGATCTGCTCCGGGTTCAGAGTTTCAACCGGTCGCGGCAGGGCGAGCTCTTCGACAATTCGCCCGAGCCTCAGCCGGAGCAGCCGGCTGGATCGACGCCGGCGCCTCGTACTGTGTCCGAGGACCCGATCGATCTTATGAACGCGACGGATTCGCCGCCGCCCGGGCAGCTGAACTAGGCCGTGCAGCCAGAGACTTCGGCCGCCGCGCTCGCGATCGGCGCGCCGGAGGCCCTGCACCCTTTGCCGGGTTGGCTACAGGCCGTCGCCGATCAGCCGGCTTATCGCTGGGCCGTCATGGGATGGCGAAGGGCGGCCTCGAATCCGGGGGCTTGGTTCGATGCGGCGAAGGCCGATCGTGTCGTCGCGGCCTGGCCGAAGATCTTCAGGCTCACTGAGGACCGGTTTCACGGCAAGCCGTTCTGGTTGCTCAAGTGGCAGGAGATCACGCTTCGGCTCCTCGTCGGGTGGAAGAAGCCCGTCGAGATCCTAGACGAGACAACCGGCGAGCCGCGAATCGCCTGGGTCCGCATCTTCCGGCGCCTGGATCTCTGGATCCCGCGCAAGAATGGCAAGTCGGAGTTCCTGGCGGGGCTCGGCGTGCTGTTCTTCGTGCTCGAGAAGGTCCACGGCGCGCAGGGCTTCGTGTTCGGGCGAGACGAGAAACAGGGCCTCGTCCCCTTCAAGAAGATGAAGGCGATCATCGAGAACGCCAAAGGCGTGATGATCGGTCCGGACGGCTCGCGCCGCGTCGTCAACCAGGCGAAGTCCATCTTCGTTCCGGAGACGAACGGGCTCTGCGAGCTGCTATCCGGCAAGCCCGACGGCAAGCATGGCCGATCGCCGACGGTCATCGTCGGGGACGAGATCCATGAATGGTATAGCCGGGACCTTTCGGACACGCTGCGCGAGGGAACCGGCACCCGCTTGCAGCCGATCGAGCTCTATGCGTCGACCGCCGGCATCAAGACGTCGCGTGTCGGCTTCGAGTGGTTCGAAGAGAGCATGGAGATCCTCGAGGGCGTCAAAGACGACCCAACAACGCTGATCGTCTTCTTCGGCGCCGATCAGGAGGACGATTGGACCGACGAGGAGGTCTGGAAGAAGGCAAACCCCTCAATCGGCATGACGCCGACCTGGGACTATATGCGCATCGAGGCGCGCAAGGCCAAAGGCAAGCCCGCACTCGAGGCCAAGTTCAAATGCTACCACCTCAATCAATGGGTGGATCATCTCTCGAGCTGGATCCCGCTGAGGGCCTGGAAGGCCTCGGCCCGAGATCTGGAAGGCTGGAAGACGCAGGCAGATCGCTTCCAGGGACGGCGCTGCGTCGGCGCCGCTGACGTCTCGGCCGTTCGCGACCTGACCGCACTGGTCTGGCTTTTCGAGCCAGAGGCGCCCGGCGGCGTCTGGGACCTGTTGCCGATGTTTTGGGTTCCGGAGGGCACCCTGGTCGAGCGCCAGGAGACGGATCGCCGCGTCAACTGGCAGGGCTGGGTCGACCAGGGCGCGTTGCGCACCATGCCCGGCGATGTCGTCGACCTTCGGATCGTCGCCAATGCCATCCTCGACGGAATGGCGATGTTCGAGGTGACGAAGCTCGGTTTCGATGCCTGGGGCGTTTCGCAGCTGCAGATCATGCTGCAGGAGGACGGCGTTGCGGCGTCGATTGGCGATGAGCCCTTCATGGTCAACATGCGGCAGGGTCATCGCACGCTGGCCGAGCCGACAAAGGAATTCGAGCGCCTGGTCTTTCAGCGCCTGCTCGATCATGCGGGCCATCCGGTTCTGACCTGGATGGCCCAGCATTGCGGCGTCCGATTCGACGCCAATTTGAACTACGTCCCGGACAAGGGCGGGTCGAAAGACAAGATCGACGGCATCATGGCGTCGGTCATGGCGACAGCGTTGACGATGGGCCCGCCCGGCGATGGCCCATCGGTCTACGAGGATCGCGGAATTCTGGAAATCGAGGTCGAGGAATGGCGTCCATGACAGCTGGCTTCAGCCGCTGGCAGCACTTCCGCGCGGCCATGGGCCTGTCGGCGGAGCGCTACGGCCCCTCCGACAGCATCGGCCAGCCGAATGGCTGGCTCGTCCGGATGCTAGGCGGCGGGAAGACGAAGGCGGGCGTCGTCGTCAGCGAGTTCGGCGCGCTGCATCTGCCCGTGGTGTTCGCCTGCGTGAACCGGATCGCCAATCCGGTTGCCGGCGTCCCGGTCGGCATCTTTCGCAAGGGCGACAAGGGCGAGGCGATCGCGGTTGATGACCACCCGATGTCGCAGAGCCTGCGGCTGCGCCCGAATCCGTTCATGTCGTCACGCACGGTGCGGAAAACGGTCCAGGGCCATGCGCTGCTCTGGGGCAACGGCTACTGCGAGATCGAACGCAATCGCCGGGGCCAGGCAGTCGGGATCTGGCCGCTTCTCCCGAACGCCACGAAGCCTCGGAAGAAAGAGGGCGACCTAGTCTATGACACTTCGATCGCCGGTCAGCGCTACACGCTGCCGCAGGAGGACGTCATCCACCTGATGGATCTTAGCCAGGATGGCTATGAAGGCCTGTCGCAAATCGGCCTTGCCCGCCAGGCTGTCGGCATGGGCCTCGCCATGGAGGAGTTCGGGGCGAAGTTCTTCGCCAACGATGCCAAGTCCGGCGGGTTTCTGATGCACCCGGGCAGGCTGTCGTCCAACGCCCAGGGCAACCTCGCAGGGCGGCGTACCGAGCGCGGTGAAACCGCAGGTCCAGAGCGGCGCATCGACCCCGGTGCCCAACTCGAGAAGCAGGGCGGGCTCGAAAATGCGCATCGGGTCAAGGTGCTCGAGGAGGGCGTCAAGTACATCTCGACCACGATCCCACCCGAGGATGCGCAGTTCCTCGGCTCGCGCGAGTTCCAGATCGCCGAGATCGCGCGAATTTACGACGTGCCGCTCGTTCTGCTGCAGAGCCATGAGAAATCCACCAGCTGGGGCTCCGGCATCGAGCAACTGATGATCGGTTTCGTCCGGCAGACGATCGAGCCGTGGATCGGCGCCTGGGAACAGGAGCTCAACTGGAAGCTCTTCACGGCAGAGGAGTTGGCGCAGGGCTACTACGTCAAGTTCAACCTGAATGCCCTGTTGCGTGGCGACATGGCCGGCCGTGCCGCCTTCTACAAGGCGATGTTTGAACTGGCGGCGATCACGCCGAACAAGATCGCCGCGCTCGAGGAGCTCGACGGCATGGGGCCCGAGGGTGACGTGCGCTTCGTCAGCAACAACGTGCAGTCGATCGAGCGCGCCATCAACCCGCCGGTGCCTCCGCCGATCGGCCACAACGGCGGCCCACCACTCGACCAGTCCGACGAGGAGGACGCAGCATGAAATACGCCCATGTGCTGATGGCGGTCACCGAAGAGCGATGGGCTATGCAGGAGAGCAAGCTGCAAGCCATCCTGGATCTACTCGCGCATCAGGCTTCTGGTGAGAAATACTCGGCGGAAGATCTCGCCGCGCGAGTGCCTCAGAAAACCGAGCGGGAAATTGCCCGGAAGATCGGCAGGGTTGCACTGTTGCCCCTGCGCGGCGTCATCGCCAACCGCATGAACATGATGACCGAGATCTCCGGCGGCACGTCGTCGGAGGGTTTCGGCCTCGCGTTCCAGGCGGCGCTGCGCGACCAAGACGTCAAGGCGATCGTCCTCGATGTCGACTCCCCGGGCGGCATGGTGAGCGGGACCGCGGAGCTGTCGCGGATGATCTTCGACGGTAGGGCGATGAAGCCGGTTATCGCTCACGTCAATGCGACGGCTGCGAGCGCCGCCTACTGGATCGCTTCGGCGGCCACCGAAATGGTTGTGACGCCGAGCGGTGGCGTTGGCGATATCGGCGTTCTCGGTATCCACGACGACATGAGCGGCGCCCTCGAGAAGGCCGGCGTGAAGAAGACGATCGTCAAGGCCGGGAAGTTCAAGGCCGCAGCGAACCCGTTCAATCCGCTCGACGAGGAATCGCACACTCGCATGCAGAGCCGTGTGAACGCTTCCTATGACAGCTTCGTTGGCGACGTGGCTCGCAACCGCGGTGTAGCCGTCTCGCGCGTCCGCGAAGGCTTCGGCCAGGGCGAGCTCGTCGATGCGTCGCGCGCGGTATCCGAAGGCATGGCGGATCGCGTCGGTTCGCTTGAGGAGACGCTGCAGCGTTTCGGCGCCTCGCTCTACGGCGCCCCGATCGAGGCAGCGCCGCCGGCGCGCAATTCTGCCTTGCAGCGCCAGAAGCGGGCGCTCGCTCTCTGAAATACCCGCCGACCGGCGGTAACGGCCTCGTTCACGTGCCGGCGTGAGCGGGGCCTTTTCGTATCCGGCATTCAGCCAGGAGAACCCCATGCTGAAGGAACTGCGCGCCAAGCGCACCAAGCTGGTCGCGGATATGCGCGCCATCATCGTTACGGCCGAGGGGCAGGACCGCGACCTCACGGCCGAAGAGCAGGCTTCGTTTGACGAGCTGCAGGCCAGCCGAGACGCTCTTGAGAACCGGATCACCCGCCTCGAGGCGCAGGAAACCAGCGAGGCGGCGCTCGATGCCGTCGTGCCGGCTCGCTCGCGCTCGAGCGTTCCGCAGGTCATTCCGCGCCGGCCGAACGAGGCGAGCACCGAGTTCGAGAGCTTCGGCGAGTTCATGGCCGCGGTTCGGTTCAACCGGAATGACCAGCGGCTCAACTTCGTCGAGGGCGTCGGCGCCGCGACGGACGAGAACGGCCTGCAGGCCGAAATGCGTATGGATAACGATACGCAGGGCGGCTTCATGGTCCCCCAGCAGTTCCGAAACCAGATCTTTCGCGTCGAAGCGCAGGCTTCGCTCGTGCGCCCTCGCGCCCAGATCATTCCTGCGGGCAGCCCGCCCGATGCCAGCATCACGATGCCGGCTCTCGATCAGTCCGGGGCCAACCCCGCCAACATGTTCGGCGGCGTCCAGGTCCAGTGGATCGAGGAAGGCGAAGAGAAGCCGGAGACCGATGCCAAGCTCGGCGAAATCACGCTTACCCCGCATGAGGTCGCGGGATTCGTCACGGTTACGGACAAACTCCTGCGTAATTGGCAGGCCTCCGATACCTTCATCCGCAACCTGCTTTCGGGTGCCGTCGACGCCGCTGAGGACTACTCGTTCCTGCGCGGCAACGGTGTCACCCAACCGCTGGGCGCGCTGAATGCCGGCGCGATGAAGTACGTCAACCGGGCCAATGCAAACACGGTTGGCTATCTCGACCTGCTCGGCATGGTTGCCGTGCTGCTGATGCGCGGCGGCTCGCCAATCTGGTCGGCGCCGCAATCCGCGCTTCCGAAGATCGCGACCCTTCAGGATCCTGAGGGTCACTACATTTGGAAGCCGGATGCCCGCGACGGCTTTGCCGGCACGCTGCTCGGTTACCCGCTGCGCTGGAATAATCGAGCTCCTGCGCTCGGTTCGAAGGGCGATATCGTGCTCGCGGACTGGAACTACTACCTCATTAAGGACGGTTCTGGCCCCTTCGTCGCCGCGTCTGAGCACGTCAAGTTCACCTCGAACAAGACCGTGATCAAGATCTTCTGGAACGTCGACGGCGCGCCCTGGATGAAGGGCCCGATCAAGGAAGAGAACGGCTACGAGGTCTCGCCCTTCATCGGCCTCGACATCCCGGCCTGATCCGGGAGCGGTCAGCTCTCGCACTCTGCGGCCTCGGCTCCGCCGGGGCCGTCCGCCCTCCCCATCATTTTATCTTGAAAGGAGATCGCCATGCGCGACCTCGCCAATCACCTGCATGTCAAGCGGGCGATCAGCCCTGCTGCTGCGGTTACCGACAACACCCCGTTTGTCTCTCAGATCATCGATCGCGCCGGCTACAACGAGCTCATGTTCGCGATCCAGGCCGGCGCGATCGCCGACGCTGACGCTGTCATCACGGCGCTGGTCGAGCACGGAAACGCTGCGAACCTGTCCGACGCCGCCGCGGTGCCGGATACGCAGCTCACCGGAACGGAAGCGCAGGCAGGCCTCACCTTCGCCAATGACGATGCCTGCCGGAAGATCGGCTATGTCGGCGGCAAACAGTATGTTCGTCTGACGCTGACACCGGCGAACAATGCCGGCAACATCTTCCTCTCCGCGGTCGCCATCCTTTCCGGATCCCGCTACGCGCCGACGCCGAATCCGCCGGTCTGATCGCTGCTTCTCCCGCAACACGCGGCCGAGGCCGCAAAGATCGAGGATTGATCGATGAAGTTCACAGTCATCGCCGGGTGTGTCGACAGGCACACCGGCAAACGCTTTCAGCGCGGCGACACCTTCGAAACGAAGGACGAGGAGCAGGCGGAGCGTCTCATCAAGGCAGGCTGCCTCCGGCGTCCGACCGAGGCAGAGGCCCGGGCCGCGCAGGAGGAAGCTGAAAGCCGGCGCGCTGCGGAGGACGCAGCCGCGGCCGAGCGTAAGCGCCTGGCCAACGAGTCGGCCGCGGCCGAGCAGCGGCGCCTCGCGGACGAGGCAGAGACGCAGCGCCGGCGCCAGGCCGAGCTCGATCGGCTCACCGCGGAGATCGAAGCCGCCCAAGAGCGGCTGCGCGAGACCAACGATGCCGCTTCCGCCGCGGAGGAGCGTCGCCGTGTCGCCGAGCAGGCGGCGGTCGAAGCCGAGGCGCGCCTCGCCAAGGCCAATGAAGCGGCAAGCAAGGCGAAGAAGGCCTGATCATGCCGCGTCTCGTCGTCATCGCCCCGCCGGATCCGAAGTCGGTTCTATCCACGGCCGAAGCAAAGGCGCATCTCCGCGTCGTCGGCGCGGGCGATGACGGCCTGATCGAGCAGCTCGTCGCGGCAGCCTTTGGCCAGATTGATGGACCGGAGGGCTGGCTAGGGCGCGCTCTCGCAACGCAGACCATCGAGCTGCGTCAGGACGGCTTTCCGCGAGGCGATGCGATCTATCTGCCTTGCGAGCCGACGCGATCGATCGTCTCGGTGACCTATGTCGATCGCGAAGGTGCCGAACAAGAGATCCCGGGCGCCGACTACCGTCTGATCGGATCGGAAGCCGTCTGCGGTCGCCGCCAGCGCTGGCCTCAGGCCTATGATGAGCCCGAGAGCGTTCGTGTGCGCTACGTCGCCGGTCATGATCCGGCGCCGGCGGCCGCGGTTGCAGCCCTCAAGCTGATGCTGGGCAACCTCTACAATCTCGTCGGGAGTGATGCCCGGTTACGGAAGCGTGTCGTGGAAGGCGTGGGCTCGCGCGAGTGGGACACGACCGGCAAATTCAACGAGACCGCTGACCGGGCGGTGACCGCGCTGCTGACCCCGCTGCGGATCTTCATCTGATGTTCGATCCAGCCGCGGCCATTTCGGATCTCGACCAGGAACTCGGCGAGTCCGGCCAATCCGTCACCCTGTCCCGCCCCGCCGGCGGGCCGGCTGATCTGGTCTGCCAGGCCTTCGTCCGTGGCTACAAGCCCGAGCAGCTGGTCGGCGCGATCACGCAGCAGGATAGTCTCGTCATCCTGTCGCCGACGGCGCTCGCCGCCGTCGCCTGGCCGGTACCGGAGGGCGGCGATCGCGTGAAGGTCGGCGCCGTGTGGAAGCGCGTCCAGGCTGCCGGCCCGATCTACATGGCCGGCGTTCTGGTGCGCGTCGAGCTGCAGGTGCTGGGCTCATGACCAGCCGCTTGCGCGCCGTCTCGCTGCAATTCCAGGGCGAGACCCTGCGCGCGCTTGCCGGGACGCAGGCCGATCTCGCCGCCTTCGCGAGGCGCGAGCATGGAAAGGTCATGCGGGCCGATCCGCGGCCATCGAGCTACCGGCGCTTCGTTGACGGGCGCGAGGGCGCCCTCGAGGAGAGCGTCCAGCGCAATGGCGTGATCGAGTATCACTATCAGCGGCTGGACGAGATCGTGCGTTTCGCCATGGATACGCTCTTCGCGCTCTCGCCCGTCCTGTCCGGCGACTATCGCCGTGCTCATACGCTGTTCGTTGGCGGCGTCGCAGTCGGCGATTTGAGGAGCTGGAAGCCCCAAAGCGGAGAGGAGATCTATATCCTCAACCCGCTGCCCTATGCCCGCAAGATCGATCTCGGCAAGATGAAGATGCGGGTCGCCGGAACGGATCGGGTCTATCAGCAGGCCGAGCAGATCCTGAAGCGTCGCTTCGGCAACATGGCCGCGATCAAGTTCACATTCCGCTCGGTCGTTGGCGGTTCGTTCTTTGAGGCCGGCGGCGTCAAGCGGCCGATCAAACGCGGCGTCAAAGGCCGCTTCGCCAAGGGCAGCCATGCCCGCCCGGGCCGCGCGCTCGAAAAGGATGCGCGGCGTCCCGCGCTCTATATCCGGGTTTACTGACATGGCTGACTTTGCAGGGGCGGTCGCCGCGATTCGGTTGCGGCTCGAGGGTGTTTGGAACAACGCGACGCCCATCGCCTGGCCGAACGAGAAGCGGCCGATCGTGACCGATGCGGATGGAAAGCCCGCTGCCTGGGTCTATGCCGAGGTCACCGGCACGGATTCGGGCATCCGTGGTGTGGGGAAGCCCGGCGCTCACGTCATCATCGATGACGGCCTGATCGAGCTCACGGCCTTCGTGCCGGCCGATACCGGAACGGCTGAAGCTTTCACGAACGCAACGGCGCTCGGCGAGATCTTCCGCACGAAGCAGTTTTACGACGCTGACCCCGGCGCCTGCATCCGGACCTGGTCGCCACGGGTCGGCGGGGCTGACGCCTCGGCCGACAGCGGCATGTGGGTCGGTGTCACCGTCACCATTCCATTTGAGTTCTGGCGCATCGCCTGACCGTTCCTGCCCGCGCGTGGCCCGCGCCGGCATGATCCTTCTTCCCCTTGGGCAAGGGACCTTCGGGCGCCTCGGGCGCCTTCTTCATGGGAGCCCCTGCCATGGTTTTTCAGTCCGGCCGCAACATCCTGGTTGCCTACAAGCCTGAGGTCACTTTCGGCGTCGCCGAAGACGGCGCCGCGGGCGCGAAGGTGTTTCGCCCCAACAGCGGCGGCCTCAACCTTTCGAAGGAGCCGATCCGTTCGAACGAGATCCGGCGCGACGGGCAGGTCTCGCGCGGGCGCCACGGCTCGCGTTCGGTCGCCGGCTCCTATGTCGGCGATCTCAGCCACGGCAGCTATGACGATTTCATCGAAGCCGTTTTCCGCGGCTCGTTCCAGCCCGAGCTCGTGCTGAACGAGGCGAGCGCGGGCCTGACCAGCATCACCACGACGGCGAACGCCATTGTTGCATCGGCGGGCTCCTGGATCACCGCTGGCCTGCGTGTTGGCGATATCGTTCGCCTGACCAACCACTCGACGGCAGCGAACAACGGCCGCAACCTGCGCATCGTCGGGCTGACTGCCAGCACGATCACTGTCGCCGAAGTGCTCACCGTCGACGCCGTTGCCGACGCCGCCTTCTCGCTGACGCGGCCGAAAAAGCTGCTGATGGGCACCACTCCGCGTAGCTTCTCGATCGAAGAGCGCGAGATCGATATCGACGGCTCCGAACTCTTCCTCGGCAATCGCATCGGCTCGATGCAGCTGCAGCTGCAGCCGAACGGCATGGCGACGATCACCTTCGGCGTGATTGGCCGCGACATGGAGGTGAAGGATGGCGCGGCCTCGCCCTATTATGCTGCGCCGGTCGCAACCACCTCGCTCGGCATGACGGCGGTCGAGGCGCTGATCCGGCTCGGCGGCGAGGATGTGCTCGAGCTTACCGCGCTGGATCTGACCATCAACCTGAATGCGGCGGGACAGCCCGTCGTCGGCTCGGTGCTGACGCCCGAGGTGTTCACCAACCAGGCGACGGTCGAGGGCTCGATCACGGCGCTGAAGAAGGACGTAAGCCGCGTGCAGCAGTTCCTCGACGAGGACGTGCTCTCGCTGCATCTGATGTTCACCGAGAACGAAGGCGAGCCGCGTGACTTCTGCTCGTTCTTCATCGGCAACATCACCTTTGCGAACCTCGCGAAGTCCGAGCTCGGTGCCGACAATGGCCGCACGCAGCAGATCTCGCTGCTGATCGGCAAGGACGAGCGCGGCGGTGCCTATTCCGACTCGACCGTTGTCTACCAGACCTCGGCGGCCTGATCGTCATGACGGCGCAGCTGGAAGCGGCGGTGCGCGAGGCGGCTTCCGCCCTGCGCGCCGCCATCGCCGCAGCCGAGGCGGCCGGCCTCACGGTCGCGCTGCCGCGCCGTGCGGCGGATCTCGGCGCGATCGCCATCAGTGCGACCGGCCGGGCCCGGGAAAGCTGGCCGGTGGCGGTGATGATGCCGCCGGCGCCGATCGAGGCTGCTCGCGATCCGGGCCGGCCGTTGCGGCTCCCATCCACGAAAGAGCGCCGCAAGCGCTGAATCTTCCCATCAAGGAAATTGGACATGACGAACAAAGCTGGCGCGGTCCTGGTGAACCTCGGCGCGCTTTGCGCGGCCAACACCGCCGTGATGCAAGTGCTCCACCCCGTAACGAATGCGCCGATCGGCTGGGAGATTACCTTCGCCGGTCCCGGCCATCCCAAGGCGATCGCCTGGTCGAACGAGGCGGCCCGCGAGGCGTTGCTTCGCGACGCCCAGATCGAGGCGCAGCGGCTGAACGGCCGCGAGATCAAGCCCGAGAGCCGGGATGTCGACGTGGCCCGCCGCAATAATACCAGGTGGGTTGTCGCCAGGATCGTCGACTGGACCCCGGTGACGCTCGAAGAAGGCGGCTCTGCGATCACCTTTGCTGAGCAAACGGCGACCGAGATCCTGTTGAAGCCGGAACTCAACTGGCTCTATGCCCAGTGCCTCGAATTCCTCAATGCCAAGGCGTCTTTTATCGAGGCCTCCGCGACGGCCTGATCGCCTTCGCCGAGGCCGAGTTTCGGCTTTCCGCTCTCGATGACAAGGGTCACAGCCTCCGCGCCACGTTGCGGGGGCTCCTCGACCGGGCGCGGACGCCGGAGCGGCGGGCCGGGATCGAAGCGGAGTTGCGCGTTCCGCCGGCGCCGCCGCAGCTGATCTATCTCTGGAACGCGTTCCGGCGGCTTTCGGATCGTCGTGGCATGGGTCTGTCGGGATCGGCGCCGCTTACCTGGCCAGAAATCGACGCGTTTTCCCGGCTGTCAGGGCTGCATCTGGCGCCCTGGGAGATCGAAATCGTCGAGGAACTGGACCGGCTCTTCCTGTTCCCTCCGAAGCCGGCCGAGTAGCCATTTCGCAATGCGTGGCCAACCACCGAGGCCTTCATGTCTCAAGTCGTATCACTGCTGACGATCGATGCGCGCGGCGCTGAAGTCGGCTCGGCCACCTATGTCCGCGCCATGAAGGTAGCGCAGGCTGCTGTCGACCGGCTGGCCGATGCAGAGGAGCGCGCCAAGGCGGCGCAGGCGGGCCAGACGCTCGTTATGACCGGCAACGCCAACTCGATCGCCCGCACGGCGGCGCAATGGGACAAGTTGCGGGCTTCACTCGACCCGGTGATTGCCGCCACCAAGGCGATCGAGCAGGCCCAGTTGCGTGCCGACGCTGCGGTGCGTCGCGGGGTGACGACGCAGGAGGAGGCTGCCCGCATCGTTGCGCAGGTCCGGAAGAAGCACGCCGATGCGCTTGGGGTCAGCAATGACAATGCCCCCTCCGGGCTCGCAAAGCATGAAATCATCAATCTGTCGCGCCAGGCGCAGGATGTCTTCGTCTCGCTCTCCAGCGGCCAGAACCCGCTGACCGTCCTGATCCAGCAGGGTTCGCAGATCGCGGATATCTTCGCGTCTTCGAATGCGACCGTGGGCTCGTTCCTGCGGCAGCTGCTTGGCTGGCTTGGGCCCCTCGCTCCGGCATTGGCGGCCTCAGCCGCGGCGGCCTCAGCCCTCTTTGCCGCATTCAGCGTTGGTTCCGAACGCAGTGACGTCGCCGCCTCTCTGCGCGGCATCGGGCGCACCGCAGGTATCACTGGCGGCGAGCTGAACCGGCTGGCGAAGGATGCCGCTGAGGCCGCCGGCGTCACGGTTTCGGCGGCGCGGTCCATGGCGGCGGAATTCACCAGGACCGGCAAGATAGCGCCCGAGATGACGTCGCGCCTGATCAAGCTGGCGAAGGATTATGCCTTCACCACCGGCCAGGAGCTCGAGCCCGCGGTGAAAGAGCTCGCCGAGGCCTTTGCCGACCCGATCAAGGGCGCTGAGGCTCTCAACCAGCGCCTCGGCTTCCTAGACGGCACGATGCAGACGGCAATCCGGCGTTCGGTCGACATGGGCGATCGGCTCCGCGCCCAACGGCTACTGACCGACGGCATGGCTGCGAGCGTCATCAAGGCCGAGGAGGCGCAGAGCAGCTGGAACCGGGCATGGGAAAAGTACATCACGCTGCCCATCGGGCGGGCGAAGGAGGCTGTTGGCTCCGCATTGCTGCCTGCTGATCAGCAGACCAAGCTCGATGACCTCACGCGCCAGCTTCGCGACAATGAATCTCGCCTCGCACGGGTGCGCGCGGAGGGGCTGAGCAGCTCTCCTGAGAAGGACCGCCTCGAGGCGAGGGTCGGCTACCTGAACGAACAGAAGCGCGCGCTTGAGTCGCTCATGAAGGTTGAGTCTGACCGGGCAGAACTGAGCGGTCGCCTGGCAACGAACAATGCCAAGTCTCGCGAGGCGGAGTCCCTCTTCGCCAATGCAAACCGTGAAATTCGAGACGCAGAGAAGCTGAACGCAGCCATCAGCACCTACGAAAATGGTCTCGACGCGATCAAGAAGAAGCGCGAGGCCCTCGGCGGCGACGGGGCTCGAAACGCCTCTTCTCTCGATGATGAGAATTTCCGGAACTTCACGGCCGGGCTTGCCCGGGCAAAGGCTGCACTAAAGGACTATTCGTCCGTCCAGCAGGGCGCGACCATGGAGCAGGACAAGACTCGCCGTCTGTCCGAGCTCGACGCCCGCGCCATCAACGATGTGACCGTGGCGCAGAAGGCGGCGACTGCGGCCGAGCGCGTCCGGATCGAGTTACGCGGCACCGAGAATTCGGCAGCCGAGCGTTCGCGCATGGCTGAGGAGGCCCGCCAGCGCGTGCTGACTGAGGGCAAGGCGCTTGCCGTCGATCAGCGCCGCGCTTCGCAGGACAATGTCGATGCGCTCAACGCCGAGACCGACGCGATCAAGAGCAATGGCGTCGCCGCGGCCGAGATCGCCAAGCTGAAGGCGCAGGCGCAGCGCGAGGTGCGCGGCACCAACGAGGATGCGGGCGTCCGCTTCCAGGAGCTGCTGCAGGAGGCGTCGGCCAAGGTCAACCGGGAGATCGCCGAGCAGAACTCGCGGCTACGCGAGCAGGTCCAGATCGGTCGCGATGTGAATGACCGGGCGGCACGGCAGAACCTGTCAGAGCAGCAGATCTATGAGCTGCTGCAGCGTCAGTCGGACATTCAGGCCCGCATCAATCAGCTGCGCGCGATCGGCGCCGACGAAGGCACGATCCTGCGCGCGCAGCGGGATCTGATCGCCCTGAAGGAACAGGAGTTGACCATTGATCAGCGCCGTCGCGCGCTGGGCATGATCAATGGGCAGAGCGATCAGATCCAAGGGCTTGAGCTGGAGATCTCGCTGATTGGCCGGAACGCGGAGGAGCGCAATCGCCTGATCGCGATCATGCGCGCCGAGCAGGAGCTACGTCGGCAGGGCATTCCCCTGACCAGCGAGGAAGGTCAGGCTTATGTCGACAATGCTGCACGGATCGCCGGCCTCAACACGGTGAAAGAGCGTCTGTCCGAGATTCAGGACATCGGCAAAGACGCGCTGAAGGGCTTCGTTTCCGACCTTCGAAACGGCAAGTCTGCCACCGAGGCGCTGACGAACTCGCTCAACCGCGTGGCCGACAAGCTGCTCGACATTGCCTCGGATCAGGCGATTTCGTCGCTCTTCGGGTCGAAGGGCTCCGCCGGAGGCGGGTTGCTGGGCAGCCTGCTGAAGGGCTTCGGCTTCGGTGGTGGCGGCAATCCGTTTGCCGAAGGCGCCGGCGGCTATAGCGGCTTTGGCCCGTTCCTGCCGAGCGCGAAGGGGAATGTCTTCGCCGGCGGCAATGTCATTCCCTTCGCCAGGGGCGGCGTCATCGATAGGCCGATGACCTTTCCGCTCCGGAACGGGATGACAGGCCTCGCCGGCGAGGCCGGGGCGGAAGCGATCATGCCGCTGCGCCGGAACAGTTCCGGGCAGCTTGGCGTCGTTGCAGCCGGTGGCGGCGGTGGCGGGCGTTCCTCGGTGACCGTGAACGTGATCAACCAAACGGATGGCAAGGTCACGCAGGAGAGCCGCAAGGGGCCTGACGGCTCGGAGATCCTCGACATCGTCATCCAGAAGGTCGCCGGCGACATGTCGACGCCGGGCTCTGCCACTCACCGGGCGTTGCGCTCGAATTATGGCGCTCAACAGCAACTGACGAAGCGGTGATGTGATGGCAGATACCTGGCCCGCCACCCTGCCGCAGAAGCTGCAGAGCGATGACTATTCCGAGCAGGAGGCCGAGAACCGGATTCGCAGCGCCAATGACGTGGGCCCGGCGAAAGTGCGCCGGCGCACAACGGCGAATGTCCAGCCGGTGTCCGGATCGCTCATCATGAGCCTCGACCAGAAGGCGCTGTTGAAGTCCTTCGTCTCTGAAACTCTGCTCGGCGGCGCTCTTCCGTTCTGGTTCCCCAACCCGAACGGCGGAGCAGACTGGCTGGTTCGCTTTGCCGATGGCGGCTTGCCGACCTGGGCGCCCTTCGGCGCCATCGAATGGCGCGCCAGCTTCAAGCTCGAGGTGCTGCCATGAGCCGCACGCTTTCGCTGACGATGCGGGGGGCGATGAATGCGCAGGAGACCGGCGAGGTGCCGATCTTCCTGATGACGATCACGCATGAGCTGCTCGAGGAGCCAATCAGGCTGTCGTCGGACCCGACGTCGCGGATCTCGGTCGACCCTCTGAAATATGGCACCGCAAGTCGCGGTGAGACCTATCTCTTCGTGCCCATGGGCTATGTGCTGCCCGACGAGAAGGATGGCGCGGCGCCCCAGTCCCGCATCACCCTCGACAACGTCGACCGGAGCATGGTGGACATCGTCCGCTCGGCCCAGACGCCGGCGCGGGTCACGATGGAGCTCGTGCTGGCATCGGCGCTCGACGAGGTCGAGATCGCCTTTCCGGCCTTCGATCTGGTGAGCGCGCCCTATGACGCGAGCATCATCACGCTGCATCTGGCGATCAATGCGCTCGTCACCGAGCCGTTCCCGGCCGGCAGCTTCAATCCTTCGCAGTTCCCCGGCCTGTTCTGATGCTCGATGCCTATGTCGGCCTGCCCTTCGCCGAGAGGGGGCGCTCGCGCGCGGGTCTCGATTGCTGGGGCCTCGTCTGCCTGGTCTATGCCGAGCAGCTCGGCCTGGATCTGCCGCGCCTCGACGAGGCCTATGTCTCGACCGCCGATCGCGAGACGCTGCAGCAGCTCGTCTGCGAGGGGCGAAGCGCGTGGATCGAGGTCCCGGCCGACAAGGCAGAGATCTTTGATGTCGTGTTAATGAGCAATCTCGGCGTGCCGCATATCGGCCTCGTCGCGGGACCTCGGCTCGTCCTGCATGTCGAGGATGGTGCCGACGCGACGATCGAGCCTCTTTCCGGGGCCCGCCTTGCCCGCCGGCTGCGCGGCTTCTTCCGTCATGAGAGCCGCCATGCTGCCTGCGTCTGAACCGCTTCGCGGCGAGATCCTGCCGCCTGACGCTGGCATGGTCGACGTCATCGTATTGCGGCACCCGCTGCGTCATGAGCGCAGCATTGTGAACCTGCCCGCTGGCCTTTCGCTCGCGGAGCTGCTGGCGCGCGCATGGCCCGGGCGTGGTTCGCGTCCGATGCTCGCCTATCTCGGCGAGGATGTGGTGCCGGCCGAGCTTTGGGGTCGGGTGCGGCCGAAGCCCGGCATTGTCGTGACCTTCCGGGCGACGATGCACGGCAAGGGCGTCCTGCGCGCTCTTGCATTCGTCGCCATCGCGATTGCGGCGATTGTTGTCGGGCCTTGGATCGCCGGCGCCCTGTTCGCTGCGGGTACGACGGCCTTCCTTGTCACCTCGGCCTTGGTCTCGGGCGCGATCACGATCGGCGGCTCGCTGCTCGTCAATGCCCTGTTTCCGGTGGCGAAGAAGCCGAGCAATAACGGCGCTCTCGCGCCGAACGAGGAGGCGCAGCGTATCTCCTCGCTGCAGGGTTCGCAGAACCAGGCGCGGCCCTTTGGGTCCATTCCCGTCGTGCTCGGCCAGCATCGCATTTCGCCGCCCTTCGCAGCCAAGCCCTATAGCGAGCTCGTCGGCGACGATCAGTATCTGCGCCTGCTCTTCTGCGTAGGCTATGGACCGCTGGTGATCGACGAGTTCAGGATCGGCGAGACGCCGATAGAGTCCTTCTCGGGCGTCGAGCTCGAGGTGCGTGCTGGCTACGACACGGACACGCCGACGGCGCTCTATCCCGGCCAGGTTGACCAGCAGGATCTCTCGATCGTGCTCGGTTACAACGAACTGGTGAAGCGCATGACCGAGCCGGATATCGACGAGTTTTCGGTCGATATCGCGGCACCTCAGGGCATCTATATCGTCGATACCACGACCGGAGCTCGCAACGGACTTGGTGTCCATGTCCGCGTCTTTTATCGCCGGATTGATCAGGGCGGCTTTACGCAGGCCAGCGAGCTCGCCTTCTGGCGCGAACTCGGCCAGGCGAGGCGCGGCACCAGCGTCAGCGTTCCGCGCGGGCAGTACGAGATCATGCTGGTCAGGATCTCGCCGACGATCGGCACCGAGGACGTTGCAGAGCAGGTCGTCTGGACCGCGCTGCGCTCGATCAAGCGGGCGCAGCCGATCAGCTTCCCGGCGCCGCTCGCCCTGGTCGCGATCCGCATCCGTGCCAGCGATCAGCTGTCCGGCGTCGTCGACACCTTCAATGTGCGGGTCCGCTCGCAGGGGCTGAGCTACAACGGTGCGACCGGCTGGGTTCAGAGCATGTCGCGCAATCCGGCCGACCTGTTCCGCAAGGTGCTGCAGTCGCCGCCGAACAGCATGCCGGTTCATGACGACGGCATCGATATCCCCACGCTTGAGCGGTGGTGGCTTTTTAACAATTTGAACAACTTCACCTATGACAGCGTGGTCGAGAATGCGACCTCGGTCTATGAGCGCCTTGTCCTGATCTGCGTCGCCGGCCGAGCGGTCCCGACCTTCCGGGACGGCAAATGGAGCGTGATCTGGGACGAGTTCGATGCGCCGGTGGTGCAGCATTTCACGCCGCGCAATTCATCGGGCTTCAGTTCTGAGCGCGTCTATCAGCGCACCCCGCACGGATTTCGCGTCAAGTTCGTCAACGCTGCCAAGGGTTATGCTGCTGACGAACGCATCGTCTATGACGACGGCTATGACGCCGGCAATGCGACGCTGTTCGAGTCGATCGATCTCGACGGCATCACCTCGTCGGATCTCGCCTGGAAGCATGGGCGCTATCATATTGCCCAGGCCCGGCTGCGCCCGGAGAAGTATCAGATCCGCGTCGATTGGGAGCATCTGCGCTGCACGCGCGGCGACCGCGTGCTCTTCGCCCACGACATCATCAAGGTCGGGCTCGGCTATGGGCGGGTGAAGTCGGTCGCCGACAACGTCGTCACGGTCGACGATATCGTCACGATGGAGGTCGGGAAGGCCTATTGCATCCGCTTCCGCCTGGCCAATGGCACAAGCGTATTGCGCCAGTTGGTGACGACAGAGGGCGAGGTCAGCGCCTTGACCCTTGACGGCGACGGCGCCCTGCCGGCGCCGGGCGACCTCTTCCTGTTCGGTGAAACCGAGCGGGAGTCGATCGTCTGCCGCGTCTTCGCGATCGAGCACCAGGACGATTTGACCGCACGGCTCACGCTGGTCGACGACGCGCCCGCGCTGATCAACGCCGATCGGGGCGTGATTCCGCCCTTCGATTCGCGCATCAGTCAGCCGGCCGATCCGTTCACACTGCCGCCGAAGAGCGTCACGGCGAAGGAAATCATCGTCCAGGGCGGCAGCGGCGCCACGACCGCCGTTGTCCGCTTGTCGTGGCAGGCGCCGCGCCTCGGACGCGTTCGCGCCTTCGAGGCGCAATGGCGCGACGAGCAGGTCGGCCAAGGCGGCGAACAGGGCTGGTCCAGCGCCCAGACGGTGGCGGCTCCTCAGCAATGGATCGAGATCGGTGGCCTGCTGCTCGGCAGCTACTCCTTCCGGGTGCGATCGCTGTTCGACGATGGCACGGTGTCGAGTTGGGCAGTCCTGCCGGCGAGTGCGATCACCGGCGACCTGTTGGCGAAGCCGCTCCCGAGCGTCACGCGCCTTCGCTCGGTCTTCGTCGACGGCGTGCGCAATCTTGCCTGGGACGAGGTGCGTGATTGGCGTGGCGCGGTGCTCTACGAGATTCGCAAGGGCTCGACCTGGGCCGGCAGCTTCCTGATCGAGACCGTGGCGCACCCGCCCTTTGCCGTGCTCGGCGACGACACCTATTGGATCGCGGCGGTTGCAAAACCGATCAGCAACCTGACGGTCTACTCTGCTGCGCCGGCATCGATCGTCATCACGGGCGCCACCCTCGTCGGCAACGTCGTGGTCGAATTCGACGAAAAGGCGACCGCCTGGTCCGGCACGACATTCGGCACGGTCGCGGTCTCCGGCACAGATCTACGCACGGGCGGCGCCGGCGACGTCTTGACCATTCCCGATTTCCTCGGGACGCCTTCGCTGCTGGACTATGGTGGCGGCGGCTCGGGTGCCTACGAGATCCCGAACACGCACTTCGTGGATGTCGGCCGCGTCGTCGCCTGCGCCGTGACGGTCGAACTCCACGCCAGCGCGATCTGGTCCGATCAGGACATCCTGACCGAACCCGATTTCCTCGGAATTCAGGACCTGCTCACGGCGGAGGCGGCGCGCGAGGTCGAAGTCTTCATCGAGATCGCGCTCGGCGAAAACGATCCGCTCGACATCTATTCGACGGTCGACACCTATGAACCTGCCGACGTGTACAGCCAGAACATCCAGTGGGGCCCGTGGCAGCGCTTCAGCGCCGGTTCGTATCTCGCCCGGCACTTCAAATTCCGGCTGATCCTCAACACCCTGAACCCGCGCGCGATCGCGATCGTGCAGCAGTTCAAGTTCCGGGTCGATGTGCCCGACCGCATCGACCACCTGACCAATATCGCAATTCCCGCTGAGGGCTTGGCGATCACCTACCGACCTGACAATGCGCCGGCCGACGCGCCTTTCCACGGCGGGCCGAACGGCGCAGCGAACCCCTATGTCAACGTCACCATCCTCGACGGCCAGGACGGCGTGCTCGAGCTGAGCGACGAGAGCAAGGTGGGTTGCACGGTCCGCATCAAGGCGGGCGGCATCGGCGTCGCCCGCACCGTCAATATCGACGTCCAGGGCTACTGACCCTCAACACCCCGGAAAGACCGACATGTCCAAGCTTCGCCGTTTCCTCGGCGTGGGCGCGCTTGTTTGCGCTCTCGCCTCCGCCGCTCTCGCTCAGCAGGGCACGCTGACTGTTCCGCTTTCGGGCCCGAACCAGTTCGGTGGGCCCACGGGCGTCGCCAGCCAGATTAATGCGGCCATCCTCGCGACTGGCGCCAAAAACGCCGGCACGGCCGCACCGACCAACGCATCCGGCGGCACGCCCTTCGCCTTTCAGGAATGGATCGATACCTCCGGTCAGCCGCGCAGCTGGAAGATATGGGACGGCTCGACATGGGTGGTCATGGCGACGCTCAACACGTCGACCCATGCCTATACGATCCCGCTCTCGGCCGGTGGCACCGGCTGCAACGCGGCAGCTTCGGCCTGTCTCGACACCATCACCGGATGGTCTGCGACGGGTCTGATCAGCCGCACCGGCGCAGGCACCTACGCCTTCCGAACGATCGCCGGCACCGCGAACGAGATCACCGTCGCCAATGGTGACGGCGTATCAGGCTCGCCGGCACTGTCGCTGCCGGCGGCGCTGACCTTGACCGGCAAGACGGTAACCGGCGGCACATTTGCGCTGCCGATCATCGCGCAAATCAGCAACACCGGCACGCTGACGCTGCCGACCTCGACCGACACGCTTGTCGGGCGCGCAACGACCGACACGCTGACCAACAAGACACTGACCGCGCCGGCGATCAACGGTGCGGCAATCGCCGGCGGCACGATCAATAATGCGCCGATCGGCGGCACGACGCCGGCGGCCGGCGCCTTCACCACGGTCTCGGCCTCGACCGCGATCGGCATCGCCTCGGGCGGCACCGGATCAACCACGGCGTCAACGGCACGCACCGCGCTCGGGCTCGCGATCGGCAGCGATGTCCAGGCCTATGATGGCGAACTCGCCGCTCTGGCGGGGCTGACCTCGGCCGCGAACAAGCTCCCATACTATACCGGCGCTGGGACGGCTGCGCTCGCTGACCTGTCGGCTTTCGCCCGCACGCTGATCGACGACGCCGATGCGACGGCGGCGAGGTCCACGCTCGGGCTGGTGATTGGCGCGGACGTCCAGGCCTATGACGCCGAGCTTGCGGCGATTGCCGGGGTCACCAGCGCGGCGAACAAGCTGCCCTATTTCACGGGGGCCGGAACCGCTGCGGTCACCGATCTCACCGCGGCCGGGCGGGACATGGCGGGCGCCGCGAGCGCCGCAGCCCAGACGGCTCTGTTGAGCGCCTTCACTGGCGATGCCGGATCAGGCGGCGTCAAGGGGCTGGTGCCGGCGCCTGCTACGGGGGACGCGGCAGCGGGTAAGGTGCTTGGCGCGGGCGGCACGTGGGTCACGCCGTCTGCGGCGGTCATGCCGACCGGATCGATCGTCGACTCAGCCTATGCCGAATACACTGCCAACGCCGACCTGACGGCGACGATCCCGATCGACAACACCATCCCCCAGGTGACTGAGGGGACGCAGATCATCTCGCAGGCGATCACGGTCGATTCCGCTTCGAACAAGGTGCGCGGCCGGTTCAGCGCCGGCGGTACGCTCTCGACCAGCGGTGTGATGATCGCGGCGGTCTTCGTGGATGGCGGCTCCGATGCGATCAGGGCCCGGGCCAAGATCGTCAATTCCGTCAATCTGCGCGAGGAAATCCACTTCGAATTCGAGCATACGCCCGGTGTCGGCGCCCACACCTATACGATCCGGGTCGGGCCGAACACCGGCACCATGCGCCTGAACGGCATCACGACGACGCGCGAGCTGGGTGGAGCCCAGGCGGCGACCCTTGTCCTCGAAGAGATCAAGGGGTGACGCCAATGACCTACACGATCCTCTCCGCCGCCTATGGCAATGCCGAACACACGGCCGCGGCGATTGAAACTTCAGAGGCCGGGCGCCTCTCGATCTCGGCCGATGACCATCCCGCGCTGTGGGCCGAAATGCTCGCAGTCATCGAGCCCGCGCTCTATCGGGCGCAGGCGGCCGCGATCAACGATCTCGTCAACGCCGAGCGCGACAGGCGCATCGCGCGGGGAGCGGTCGTGTCGGTCGGCGGGCAGACATTCACGATCGACACCCGCGACGAGCGAGACTTCCGCAACATCCAGGGTCGGGTGACTGCCGCGCAGCTCGCCCTTGGCCAAGATCCATCAGTGATGTTCCGCTTTCGCGACGCAAGCGACGTGACGCGCGAGCTCAGCGCGACCCAAATCATCGAGATGGGCATGCAGGCCCTGACCCATGTCGAAGCCCATTACGCCGCGTCCTGGTCGATCAAGGACATGGCGACGCCCCCTGTCGACGTCTCGGCGGACGCACTCTGGCCCTGACCGTCATCCCCTGAAATCGAGGACATTCGAAATGCGCTTCTTTCGCCTGCTCGCCGCGGCGTGCCTCGTCGTGGCCACCGCCCTGCCATTGCTGCCCGCCCGCGCCGCCCAGGGCTCGGCCTGCATGCCGACAACCGGAACGGTCTCCGGGCTCGCCTTCGCCCAGGCGGTCAATGCCGGGTTTGCTGCCGTCATCTCCTCGAATTCGGGTGCGATCGCGCCGGCAACGGACTGCACCGGCGTCGCGGTCAAAGGCCAATGGTGGCTCGATACCTCGGCCTCGCCGCACATCGTGAAGTTCTATGACGGCGCATCCTGGCTCGAGGTCGGCGCCGTCGACCTGACCAACCATGTCTGGTCGCCTCCGGTCGGTGGGGGCACGGCATCGCTCGCGAGCGCCGCAACTGTGGACCTCGGCTCGACCGCCGGCTCGACAATCACGATCACCGGCTCGACGGCGATCACCTCCCTCGGCGCAAATGCCGTTGCAGGCACGGCCAAGTTTGTCCGCTTCGCCGGCGCGCTGACGCTCACCAATAACGCGACCAGCCTGATCCTGCCCGGTGGGGTCAACATCACCACGGCGGCAGGCGACCAGGCGGTCGCGATCGCGCTCGGCTCCGGCAACTGGTCGATCTGGTCCTATTCACGCGCGACCGGCCTGCCCATCGCGAACCAGGCGGTGCCTGTCGGTACCGTCCTCGACTATGTCGGCTGGACCCCTCCCGACGACAATTATCTGTTTCCGTTCGGCCAATGCGTGGTGCGGGCCTCGTACCCGGCCCTTCAGAGCATCCTCGGATTGACGCAGGCCGGCACGCGCGTCTCGGGGAATGCGACGATCACGGGTCTGGCGGATACGTCAGCGTTTGGGGCCGGGATGTGGGTTGAGGGGTCCGGCATTCAGACCGGCTCAACCGTTGTCTCGCTGACCTCGAGTTCGATCACGCTTTCTCTCACGGCGACGACGTCGGGGACCAGTGACGTCACGGTCTACGCTGGCGCTCCCTGCGGCAGCGCCAGCGATATCCGGCTGCCCGATCTGCGCGGCCGGGTGGTGGCTGGCCGCGACAACATGGGAGGCACGGCGGCCGGGCGGCTGACCGCTGCGACGGTGAACGGATCACCCCTTGGTGCAGCCGGCGGTGCGGAGACCGGCACGCTCACGATCGCCCAGCTGCCGACGGTGACACCAGCGGGGTCGATTTCGGCCAGTGTCAGCGGTTCCGTGACCATCAGCGATCCCGGTCACACCCATGGCGTGAACGCGTCGGGCACCAACGTCGTTGTCTCGACCACCAGTTCGAACGCGACTGTCCCCGTGGCCTCGAACAACAACACCACGTCCTCACCGACCGGCATCACCGCAGGCTTTTCCGGCAGCGTCAGTGCGGGCTTCAGCGGCACGCCCTTCGGCTCCGGCCAGGCGCATTCGAAGCTTCAGCCGACGCAGATCGCGAACAAGATCATGCGGGTGAAATAGGCCACCCAACTCCGGAGCATCGCCATGAACATTCGCGAGGTGCAAGCCGCGCTGCTTTCGCGCGGCTATGATCCCGGTCCCGTTGACGGTCTCATGGGGCTGATGACGCGGGCCGCGATCGTCTCATTCCAGCGCGCTGCCGGTCTCTATCCCGACGGCGTCGCGGGCCCAAAGACGTGGCTGGCGTTTCGGGCGGGTAATCCGGTTGAGCCCGAGCCCGCACCGCCGCGGCAGTCCATGTCGGCGATCGGCATTGCGGCCTTGATCGGCCGCGAGGCTCGCCGCCTGACCGCCTATCTCGACAGCGTCGGGATATGGACCATTGGTATCGGGCATACAGCCGCGGCCGGGGCGCCCGTCCCCTATCGTGGCCTGACGATCACGCGCCCGGAATGCGATGCAATCTTTGCGCGCGACATCGTCCAATATGAGGACGCAGTGCGCCGGGCCATCACTGTCTCGCTGGCCGAGCATCAATTCGATGCGCTGGGCTCGATTTGTTACAACATCGGTACCGGCGGGCTTGCGGGCTCGTCCTTCGTCAAGCTGATCAATACCCGCGCCGAGCCGGCCGCGATCCGCAAGGCCATCCTCGCCTGGAAGAAGCCCTCCGAGATCATCTCGCGCCGCACCGCCGAGGCAGCTCAGTTCCAGACGCCTTACAGCCTTCGCCTGCCCAAGGCGCGCTCGACCGACGCACAGCCGATCAAGGTTGCCGCCTGACCTAATCCCGTAGCGGCCGGGCCCGCCGCCTTTCACCACATCGGAGCACCACAATGAAACACCGCATTCTCGCGGCGGTCGCCGGCGCATGCGCGCTTGCGCTCGGCGCCTGCCAGACCACGGCAATCGACGGTCGCATCGCTCAGGTCAGCACAAGGCTCGCCGAGCGCTGTGCCGATCTGCAGACTGCAGCCGTCGCTGTCGACCTGTTCGCACCGGAGAAGCTGCGCGCTGCTGCGCGCGACGCCGAGGCCGCTCTCGCAACCTTCTGCGCCAAACCACCGAAGAACGTCGCGCAGGCGCTCGTCGCTCTCGCCGACGCCTATGCCGCGATCGAGGCGGCTCGCACCAGCCGCTGACCCGCTACCCCATCCGCCGGAGACCACAACATGAATTGGGATTTTGCTCAGCAGTATTTCCGGATCGGCCTCTACAAGGCCGCCGCCGCATTGGTCACAGCGGGGTTCATGCTGCCGGCGAACGCCGATGTGTTCGTCAGCGCGGGCCTCGAGCTGACCGGCCTGGCGCTCGCCGGCGTCACGCTGGTCTGGACCCGGTACTGGAACCGCAAGCGCGAAGCCTGACCTCGAGAGCGCTGCGGCGCGGAGACTGACTGACTATGGCTGACCTACCGCCTTCCGACGGGCTCCAGCACCTTATGGGCTGGCTCCAGCAATCCACCGGTCTGAAATGGATTCATGTGTTTGCCGGCATCGCCGGCGGTGTGACGCGCGGGTTGGTGACGAAAAATGTCTCCTGGGCGCAGCGCATCAGCAGCGCGATCGTCGGCGGACTCACCGCCGGCTATTGCACCCCGGCCGTGACGCCGATGGTCCGCAAGTGGCTCGATACTTTCGACCTCTGGTCCCAGCCGGGCGGCGATATCGAAGGCTCGCTCGGCTTCTGCCTTGGGCTGGTAGGGATGACGGTCTGCGATGCGGCGATCCGTTGGGCGCAGCGTCTCCGCGATGGGCCGCCGCCGTTCCCGTTGCCTCCGAAATCGAGCGGCTGACCGCCGCAAGATCGCCTGGCCGGCGCAACCGGCTGCCTCCGGGCGTTTCCTCCCTGTACTTGGCCCCGTCAGCACCAGCTGGCGGGGTCTTTTTCATTGCACGAATACCTCGTTGCAACTATCAGGACGCATGGGCATCCGGTCTAAGCAGATTGCAATCTTGGTCGCTTCGGTCTCGATTGCTTTGCTGGGCACGGCGGCGATCTTTGGCATGGCGCGAAACAGCAGCGGCATAGGCAGCGATGGCCAATGCTTCGGCGGCGTAGTGAGCTATTGCATCGCCGCGCAGGCAGCTTCCGGTTTAGTCGACCTGCCGGAGAAGACTCCCTATTGGCAAGCCACACCGCGACTCGATGAGCAGGGGCTCCCGTTTTCCGAGGTGCCCGACGGCAGCCGGTTCCGCAACGTGTCGTCAGTGGCCTTTGCGATGCTCTCGCGGGACACGCGGAGTTTCGACGACGCATGTGCGGCCTACCATCCGGACGAGAAGGCGCGCGCGGCTCTGGCGTTCTTTGAGCGGAACGCCGTCGAAGCCGGCGGCGGTGCGGTCGTGTGGCGGTATGACTACGACACGCAGATCAACGATGTTCTCCTGAAAGCGCCCTGGGCTTCCGCGTTCGGTCAAGCAGCGGCGATCGAGCGGCTCCTGATCCATTCCTGCAAGACGGGTGAGGCCGGGTTTGCGGAGCTCGCCAGGCGCGCCGGCAAGGCATTCTTTCTACCGGTCACATTGGGCGGCCTGAGATCCGAGAACGATCAGTTCGTCTGGTTCCAGGAGGTGCCGATTCCTGACCGGCATAACCCCTTCATCGTCAACGCCCATCTCTATTCGATCCGAACCCTGCTCCTGCTCGATCGCCATTTTCCAGGTGAGGGTTTTCGTCTCCTCGCCGAGCGCGGGCTCCAATCCTTCCGTTCCGCGCTCAGTGTGATCGATAACGGGTATTGGAACCGGTACGATCTGCGGCCCCGATACATGGCCGTTAATTTTCAGATCAGTGGCCACGGAACGCTGAGCCGGGCCGAGATGCACGACGGTGATGTCTCGGAGATCGACTTCGGCACCAGGCGTAGATCCCCCAAGGCGAATTTCTTCGAGCGGAAGCCGGGGCAGCAGCTCACGCGCGACGGTCTTGTGCTGAGCGAGCGGCCTATACTGATATCCTTCTCGACCCGGCATGGCCGGGAGTTCGACCCCAAGCATCTCCGCGACGCGCTGGATCTCCGTTTCACCTTCGCGGGCGATGGCGACATCCAGGCTTCATCGCTCGGCGGGCGTCCGGGAGACATCGAGTTCTTTCGCCTCGCGAAGGGGACGAAGGGCGCTGCAGGTTCCGACGCGACTGTCGATTTCTCGGTCAGCCTGGGCGATCTCGGTTGGGGCCAGGTCGCCCCCGAATACCTTCCCTTCCACGCCGCGACGCTGGCCTCGATCGCCCGCTCGATCGGCGACCCGCAGCTGTTCCTGCGGGCGCTGCGCTGGCAGATCTTTGCCGACCGTCATGCCGACCGAAGCCCGTCCGATGGTCCGCGGAGGCGCTGGCACTGGACCGAGAATCCGGACCTCGCTGCGGCGGTCTGGGAGAAGTTCGGCACCCTGAGGCCTGAGGATATCGACGAGAGCGATATCAGGCTCCTCGTCCTGTCTCTGCCGATGAGCGCTTCCGATCAGGCGGCCGCATTCGAGACGTTGCCGATCGAGGTTGAGGACTAGTTCGTGCGCTTTTTCGCGCCGGCATCGCCAGCCAGGCTCTTTTTCAGTGCCTCGAACAGGTTGACGACGTTGCCTTTCATCACGGTGCCGTCCTCGCGGCTCAGCTTGCCCTTGCGCCGCTTCTTCGAGGCGATGAGCTTCAGCAGATGCTCCTGGACCGGGTCCTTCACCATGTCCCCGGACCAGGGCTTGGTGTTTTCCTTCACCAGCTGTTTGGCGAGCTCCATCAGTTCGGTTGGCGGCTTCACCTTCTCGATCTCGGCGAAATACGGGTTGGGGTCACGAACCTCGTCGCCATAGCGCAGCGTCCAGGCGACTATTCCCTTGCCGCGCGGCTCCAGCATCAAAGCGCGCTCGCGGCGGTAGAGCACGACGCGCGAGATCCCGACCAGCTTGCTGGCGGCCATGGCCTCTCGGATCACCGCAAACGCTTCTTCGCCCACGTCGCCGTCTGGCATGAGATAGTGCGGCTTATCGAGATAGGCCCATTCGATCGAGTCCCGAGGCACGAACATATCGACATCAATGGTGCGCGTGCTTTCGAGCGCGACCGCTTCGATCTCGTCATCTTCGAGGATGACATACTCGTCCTGGCCCGTCGGGTAGCCCTTGGCCTCATCGCGCTCGTCAAAGGGCTTGCCTGTTTCTGCGTCGACATAACGGCTGGCGACGCGATGGCCGGTGGCGCGGTTCAAGGTGTGAAACCGGACCTTCTCGCTGTCCGTCGTCGCCGGCATCATCGCAACCGGGCAAGTGACCAGCGAGAGCTTGAGATAGCCCTTCCAGTAGGGAGGAGGCATGACGCAACTCCACGCAACGAACGGGATTCAATGCGCCAGAACGGCTTCGGTTCCGCCGAGCCGAGATCAGCTTCGAAGGCGAGCAGCTGCCGGCCGGTGTTTGGCAATCCATTCCTTCGTTCGCTCGTCGAGATCGCGCAGGTGGGCTCGCTCGCGTTCAATCTCATCATCCGTCCACTGAGCGCGGTAGATCGGCCATAGCTCTTTAATCTTGGCTTTCGCCTCTTCCAGGTTCTCGCATCGCCCGCGGAACGTCGGCTGTTGAGGCAGCGAACCGAAGCCCACACTGAAGGCCCACGTTTGCGGAGACGTGCCTGCGTCGAGATGAGTCCGCGCGATCCTGTCGCCGTGCTCGTCGATCACGAGGTAATCGTCCGCCTTGTCGGGCCACGTCTTGCGCAGGGCGTAGGTGTGTTCCGGCATTTTCAGAACAGGATGTCGGTGTGCCTGTCGATGACCGGCTTGCGGGCGTTGAGCGCTGAGGTTGGCCGGATCGCGCGGCGCGGTCGGGGAACAATCAT